GACCAGCCACTGTAGTTGCTCCAGCGACCCGCAGTACATCCTCCAAGCGGATAAAACTAAATGCGTCGCAGATGGCATTAACTAAGAAACTAGGAATAACTCCCGAAACTTATGCTAAGGAGTTTTTAAAGACATCTAAGGAGAATAACTAAAATGGCTACAAATAGACTTGCACGCGAACTTGATACCCGTATTACCACGGAACGTCCCCAGCAGTGGGCACCGCCTGAGTTGTTACCTGAACCAGATAAACAACCGGGATACGCATATCGTTGGATTCGTGTCTCCACACTTGGACGCGCAGACCCACAAAACCTCTCAGTAAAAATGCGAGAAGGTTGGGAGCCTGTCAAAGCTGAAGAACAACCTAAGTTCTCACTGTTAGTAGATCCGAATAGTCGCTTTAAGGACAACATCGAGATCTCCGGGTTATTGCTCTGTAAGACACCTGAAGAATTAGTACAACAGCGTAATGATTATTATGCCGACGTTACTAAGAAACAGATGGAGTCGGTGGACAATAGCTTTATGAAACAGAATGACCCACGGATGCCTCTCTTTAATGAGAAAAGATCCACGGCGTCGTTCGGAAAAGGACGTTAACTTTAACTTTTTTAGGAGTTTAATATGGCTTACCCTAGTGTACAAGGGCCTTATGGGTTTCTACCTATAAACCTGATCGGTGGTCAAGTGTTCGCGGGTGCTACCCGTAACATGCAGATCGCAACAGGCTACAACACCAATATTTTCTACGGCGATTTCGTAAAGAAGATTATTGGTGGCACGATTGAGAAAGACGTTGGAACTACTGCTAACACACCTTGCGGCGTGTTCTTGGGATGTTTCTATACCGCAGCAAATGGTACGCCTACTCGTTCACAATACTACCCAGCATCACAAACCGTTGTTTCAGGTACCAAGGTCTATGCGATTATTGCAGATGATCCTGACACCCTGTTCAAAGTAGCTGTTTGTTCAAGCGGCGTAGTAATGGCAACTGTAACGCAAAATGCAATAGCCACTAACATGTCAATTTTGGCAACTGCTGGAAGCACAACCACAGGTAACTCATCGTATTCAGTGTTGAGCACTTCACCTGCAGTTACTTCTAGCTTCCCAATACGTGTTATTGACGTTGTTCCTGAAACATCACCAACACCAACGACCTACTCAGAATTGATCGTTAAGATCAACTTTGGTATTCATCAGTATAACAACGCCACTGGTCTGGCTTACGCCTAAAAGGAGCAATTAAATGGCTATTTCACGTGCACAGATGCTTAAAGAGCTCCTCCCGGGGCTGAATGTATTGTTCGGTAACGAATATGAGCGATACGGCGCAGAACACAAAGAGATCTACGAAACTGAGACCTCTGAGCGTTCATTTGAAGAAGAAACCAAGTTGTCGATGTTCTCTGCAGCACCAGTCAAGAACGAAGGCTCAGCCATCGCTTACGACAATGCTCAAGAAGCTTGGACTTCACGTTACAACCACGAAACCATCGCCCTTGGCTTTTCGCTGACGGAAGAAGCAATCGAAGATAACCTCTACGATACTTTGTCCTCACGTTATACCAAAGGTCTGGCTCGTGCTATGAGCTACACCAAAGAAACCAAAGCTGCTGCGGTCCTGAACAACGGATTTAGCGGAAGTTACATTGGTGGTGATGGAGTTGCATTGTTCTCTTCTTCACATCCATTGGTTTCTGGTGGCGTCAATGCTAACCAGCCTTCAACCCCTGCTGACTTGAATGAGACTTCTTTGGAAGCCGCCGTTATTCAAATCGCTGCTTGGACTGATGAGCGTGGTCTGTTGATCGCTGCTAAGCCACGCAAGCTAGTTGTTCCTCCTGCGTTAATGTTCGTTGCAACCCGTCTTCTGGAAACAGAATTGCGTGTTAGCACTGCCGACAACGACATCAATGCCTTGAAGAACAATGGTTCGATTCCTGAAGGCTACACTGTGAATCACTTCTTGACCGATACCAATGCTTGGTTCCTGACTACCGATGTCCCTAACGGCCTGAAGCACTTCATTCGCGCCCCACTAGGTACCTCAATGGATGGCGATTTCGATACCGGGAATGTTAGATACAAGGCTCGTGAGCGTTATTCTTTTGGGTGGTCGGATCCGCTTGGGATGTTTGGCTCAGCAGGCGCTTAGTAATAGAAACAAGTACTTAGCCTCACTAACCCCACCTAAGACGTGGGGTTTTTTATTGTCAGGTACAAAGCATTGTACATCGTGTGTAACTCTCTCGAGGTTTATATCGTAGGTTAGCGAAATACGTTTGACACTCGCCGTCCATGTACAAAAATGCAGTTGACACCCCTTAGATAAGGTGGTAAAAACATACTAACCAAGAACCCCGACTCATACAGACTGGCTTGGCAGACGTTATAGAGACTGTATGGGCATATGTGCTATAACACAAAAGGAATTCAATCATGGCATCAACTACCTTTTCGGGTCCAGTTACATCTAATAATGGATTTATTTCTGGAACTGCAGATAGTCCAGTCTCAGTAACAACCGCACAAAACATTAACGCTTCATTTGCAACAACCTCTGCGGCATCAGGTGATACACGGCTTGTATATGAAAAGCTAACATTTACTGCAGCTGGCTCAGGCGAAACACTCAGGGCTTTCTCAGTAGTAAACACAACAACTTCAGCAGTGGGCGGAACAATTAATGGCGCTCATATTTCTATGGAAGTTGATGCAACAGGTGCAATCTCTGGTGCAGGCAATGCAATAAGGGCTACTTTGGGTGGTACTAAAACAACTCAAACAGGCACGCTAGCAGTTATTCAAGCTGATACTAACTTTGGTGCTGGCGTAACAGTTCCAGCCTCAGCATCATTTATCAGAGTTACTGATTCTGGTGCAACGACAGGTGCTATTACTAACCTGTTTAACCTGCCATCAGCTTTGGTCCCAGCTAAGAGTTCTGCTGCTGTATCACATACCATCAAAATTATGGTTGGCAGCACTCCTTACTACTTAATGGTATCTAACGCGCAATAGTGGAAATCACTAAACCATTTTTGTTGTCAGAGATAGAGCGCCTTGTGGCAGAGCGTAATCAAGCGTCAAGTTTTATTACCGCTGCTCAAGGTGCCATTGATGGCTATAAGGCATTAGTTGAAAGACTGGATGCTCAAGAGCCGGATAAAGGAGATTAATTATGCGTCAGCAGATAGTATCTAAGACTGGAACTGGCTCTAGTAGTGTTATTACAACGGACTTGTACATTAGCCCATTTAATGTGGGATTTGGTGTGGTTGTATCTGGAGATCCAACCTATACAGTTCAGCACTCCTTTGATAACCCGTTTAATGCAGGTGGAGTTGTTACTTGGTACTCACACCCCACTATTGCAGATCAGACAACCAATAAAGACGGTAACTATGCCTTCCCAGTATCAGCTATTAAGTTGATAGTGACAGCAGGTACGGGCACAGCAACCCTTACTGTGATTCAAGCTGGTCTTGTAGGCGCATAGTATGGCAGGATCTGTAGGTTACTCATGGGTAGCTAACCAAGCAAATACCACTGATGGGTTTGCAGATGGTGTAGTTGCAAACAATGATCCTGCAGATGATAACTTTGGTACGCATGTTGGGGATGGTGGGGTGGTAGATCTATATCACAATGAGGGTCCAAACCCGCTGTACTTCATACTGATGGAAAATGCTGGCTACATACTGCAGGAAACTGCATACAAAATAGTACTGGAGAGTTCATAATGGCAGATCAGAAAATATCGGCAATGCCGTCAGCAAATGTCCCCCTAGACGGGACTTGCCTAGTTCCAATGACGCAGAGTGGGGTAAATGTTCAGACCACGCTACGGCACATGGGGCAGTTTGCAATAGATACGTTCTCTAACTATGGTGTGTTCCAGTACCTAGGAGCAGATCAGACAGGAACCGCTAATCAGGTTAAAACTATGGTGTTGGACACTACTGATTACTCAAAGAATGTGTCTTTAGTTGCGCCAGCAAAAACAGATTTACTATTCGCGGTTGCGGGGACTTATTCAATAATGATTTGTGTGGGAGTGCAGAACGATAGTGAGAACCTTGATAACTTCACACTATGGCCTGAGGTTAATAATGTTGCTCCCGTAGGTTCAGCGGCTAGGGCAACTGTACCCACCAAGAAGAGCCAAGCTAACGGTGCGGCTGTGATGACTGTTGTTTATACATTTGAGTTAACTGCTGCATCTACAATCAGATTCAAGTGGTTCTCACCTAATGGTCATTCTTCAATATTTACAGATCCAGCTAGTGTGGTAGCTCCTGTACACCCGTCAATAGCTGGTGTAATTCTCTCAGCAATAC